ACAGGGCAAACAAGTCATGGAAACATTATGAAAACTTAATTGAAACTACAGAGGATGATGGTACGATAGAAGAAATGAAACTACCCTACTGGGATTTTAGATTCTCTAATATATGTAATTTCAAATGTCGTAGTTGTGGCCCTCAGTTGAGTACTGGGTGGTATCCAGATACAAAGAAGATTGCTGTTTTGGAAACAGGTAGGTCATTCCTACCAGACGATGTGCCTAAGAAAAATACTTTTGACTTATGGGAACAGATAGAACCACACTTTGAATCTGTAGAAGAAATATATTTTGCTGGTGGCGAACCTCTTATAATGGAAGAACACTATCGCATATTAAAGAAACTAGACGCGATGGGTAAACACGATGTGCTTATTAGATACAACACAAACTTTAGTGAGATGCGATATAAGGATTTGCATGTGTTGGAGTTCTGGCCAAAGTTTAAGAATATAGAGGTTGGTGCTAGTATAGATGGGATGGAAGAACAGGGTGAATTTATTCGTAGTGGATTTAACTGGGAACAGTTCAAAGAAAATAGAAACCGAATGAAAGAAACATGTTCTCATGTAAACTTTTATGTTAGTTCTACTATTAGTATTCAAAATGCATATCATGTAATACCATTCCACCACGCGCTTGTAGATGGCGGATATATTGATAGTTACAATGCGTTTAATGTTAACATAGTTACAGAACCGAAACATCTTGATATGAGAATTTTACCGCAACACCACAAAGTAGAATTAGAAAAACTCTACCAAAAACACATTGACTTCTTGTCAGAAAAAAGTGCTTGGCCTGTAAAACAAGGATTCGATACTCTGAGAAATCATTTGATGCAAGAATTAGATAGAGAACACCTTAAAGTGTTTCAATATAAGATGAAACAGTTGGATGAGTTAAGAGGTGAGGACTTTCAAAAGACATTCCCCGAACTAGAGGATTTATATAATGCCGTTTAAAGAAAAAGATAGACCTAGAGATGATGATTATTTCTTTGCGGAGGATTATGCTGGTGTTAATGAATGTAAGGACGCTATAATAACCCTAAGACTACGCAATAGTAGAGATAGTAGTATTGAACCTATGGAACTGAATGTATCGTTAGATGATAATCACGCGGTAGACATTTGGTATCAGAGATTTAAACACGAACTAGAAACCAAAGCTTTCCTAAGAAAAGAACATGTCTTTATGGGAGAAAGTACTCTTACTACAGAAGACATGATAGAAAAGGTTAATAATACATTAGACCATATATCCAAGTTTGATTTTGTTGCTGAACAATGGACAAGGTGGCCAGAATATGTTAAGGCAGACCAAAGAAATGTTCTTGACCAACCTATTAAAAATAATCCAGATATAACAGAAAGGTTAAGTATGGAAGACTTTAAGGATGGTAATGATAATAAGAAAATGAATGTTGTCCATAACTATTTTCCTATGTTGTCTGGCCCAGCAGAAAAAACTAGCGCACACTTATATGTTGCTTCCCCAGATGTCCAAGCAAGTATATGTCGTTTAAATTTAGAAGTTCACGAACTTCATACTACATTGCAGAATGATGAACAGGCAGACTTTAACATGCATATTAATGTGTCATGGCAAAGAGCTCCAAAAAAGTTACCAGAACTACCAGATTGTTTCAATGACCTGTTTACAAAATATGCTAAATTTGGTGATGTCTTACTTGGGTATCCTCAGATTGGAAAGACACATATAGAAGCATACGCGGAAGATGATGAAGAATTGGAAGATGAACATGTAGAACCAATTAAATTTTTATCTGGAGACATGTTAATTAAGTTTGCTACAGACCAACATGAAAGTTGGGTAAAAGGATTTGATGAGTGGTTAGTTGAACAGGGACTAGACCCAGAAGATAAAAAAGGTAGATATGGATTTGCTAAACTGGGTAGGGTTGTTGATGCTGATTTGGAGTTTGTAGAAAATAACATTTCTGGTAAGTATGATGATATAGACAGAATTACAGTTGAAGGTAAACATTATTATTACGATTATAGTAGATTTGATGATGATTATAAAGAAAGATTTTTAAGGTATTTGCATGACTGATAAGATTTGTGTATTACCTTGGGTTCATACAGAGTTCACTACAGATGGAACTGCTAACCCATGTTGTTTATATAAAGGTAATCCTATGGGAAATCTAAAACAAGAAAACTTTCTTGATGTCTGGAATGGAGAACCATATAAAAATTTACGAAGAGAGTTTCTTGAAGGCAAACAACCAGCTGGATGTGCCATGTGTTGGGAAGGAGAAGCAGCAGGATATCAATCAAAGAGATTACAAGATAACCAAAGATTTGCCAAAGAACTCGAAGACATAAAAGAAAGGGGAAGTTTTATTGCTACTGATACCCCCAAATATCTTGACCTAAAATTTGGTACATTGTGTAATTTAAAATGTAGAACTTGTGGTAGCATAAACAGTTCAAAGTGGCAAACGGATGAGAAAAAATTATACGGTAGAATCCTAAACAAAAAAGACCCATTGTGGATTGTTAAGAACCCAAGTGTATGGGATGAACTTTTTGAGATTATGCATACGGTAGAACAAATGGACTTCACAGGTGGTGAACCATTTATGATAGAAGAACACTTTGAGTTATTGCGTAAAACGGTTGAGGCAGGACACGCGGAACACATATCCTTGCATTATAACACGAATGGTACTATTCGTCCACCACAAAAAATATTTGACTTATGGAAAGAGTTCAAGTCTTGTGAAGTAATGTTTAGTATTGATGGAATATTCAAGAAATTTGAATATATTAGACACCCAGCAAAATGGGATGAAGTGTGGGATAACTATAGTCATTTCAAATCACTTGATTGGATGTATGTCCAAGTATGTCATACTGTAAGTCTTTATAACATATATTATCTAGATGAATTTATAGACATGTTTGGAAGAGAAAACATATATCTGAATCTTTTACATTTCCCTAGACAGTATTGTGTTAGAAATATGCCAGATGTATGTAAAAAACAGGTTGAAGATAAACTTATAAATATTCCAAACATGGACGATATCATATCGTTTATGAATCAAGAACCCAATTTTGATAAATTAGACCTTGGGTTTTTACCTGTTACAGAAAGATTAGATGGATTGAGAAATGAATGTTATAGTGAAATATTTTCAGAATTTTATAGGATATTGATTGATGGCGGAATCGGACGAGAACCTTGGAACCCTAAACAGTACTTTGGACAGATTAGTTAATGAAGTAATTGGTCTTAGAAGTGAATTAGCAGACTTAAAAAGAATCAACACTAGCGTATTGCAAAAATACTTAGTTAGAAAAAGCACTCCCAAAGAAACACATTACCTTATCTTTGATAGGAAAAGACTAAAGGTAGACCACGAAGACTGCATGTCTTGGCCTCTAGCTAATGGTTCTGGTTCACCAGAAGCTCACGGTGTTTTTAATTACATTACATCTGTCATTGGACATTATCAAAGCGTTGACTGGCCTTACGAGTTGGTTGATGTGGGTGACTTTGACCCAAATGGTATTCATAAAAATACAAACAATCTTTACTTCTTAGAACCCCAGTTTATATTCAGTCAAGAGTGGATAACCGCTCTCAATGCTATTCCTCAACAGATAGTTCATCACTTACGACACAGACATTTAGCCATGGTATTATGGTTTCCGCATGAAGGTATGAATTATTATCAAGGGTTCCATGCTGAAGGATGGTTACATCATTTTCATATGCAAATGAGAGCTCATCAACTAGAAGAAACTATATGTTATTTTGTTTTTGGTGATTTGCAGGCAAAACATAATTATGACCGATGGTTAAGAACCAGACACGGTATGGATAAAACAACCTTTGAGTTTACAAAGGTAATATCTTACGATTATTTCCATTGTGATTATTGGAAAGAATATTCAGAACGAACTGGCGTGTATGTACATAGATTACAGAATCCAAAATACATGCACCAGAATCATTATGGCGCTTCAGATTTAACTGGTGGATTTACTGACCATGTTGTAATACCATATGAGGATTTTGATTCTACTCTACTGGATACAGCGCCCAATCAAGTTATTAGGGATTCATTTGAAAGATGTAAACCAGATGAAGTTCTTGTAGGTGTACCTACTGGCGGAGACAAGAAAAAAGACTTAATATGTTTGAACGCGAGACCAAGGTCTCATAGGCCTGGGTTAGTTGCGGAGTTGCATAGACTAGGGTATAATAATGATAATTCTTATATTAGTTTCCTAGCTAGGGATGCCATTATTGATGAAGATAGTACAGGCGCTCCACAAACGGAATGGAAAAAACAAATGTATAATGGTCGTGATATAACTGCTTTTACTGCTAGGAAAGAAAATAGTTATGTTTCTTTCTTTTCTTATGATGTACAGATAGAAAATGTTTATAAGTTCTGGAAAGATAGAGACAGGGTTATTGCAGACGCAAGCACAAATGATGTTGATGCTGATGATAGATTGATAACATCTGAGATGTATAAAGATTCTTTTTTTAGTTTTGTTTCAGAAACACTTTTCCACGATGACCCAGACGCTCTGTTCTTATCAGAAAAAATATTTAAACCCATTGCTTATAGACATCCTTTTATGGTTGTTGGTAGTATGGGAACATTAAGACATCTTAGGTATCTTGGTTATGAGACTTTTCCAGAAATGTTTGATGAAAGTTATGACCAAGAATATGATGCTAAAAAACGATTTAGTATTTTAGTTAAAAATCTTGAACAATGGAAACAGTTAACTCATGATGAAAAAGTTCACAAATATAATTCAGTTAGAGATAAACTAAAACATAATTTTGAGGTATTTAAAAACTCTAGACCAGACTTTGAAAAACACACGGTTGGTATATTGAGTCAGTTGTCTTCACATGGAGTTGAGATTAATTAATGTATTGGAGTAAAGGCGCAGACATAAAAAGCGGCAGTCAACATATAACAGAATTTGAAAGAAAGTTTGTTAGTGAACTAAAACAACTAAAACCAGATGATTGTATTCTGATAAATTCTACATGGTGGTCAGTTGGTGATAATGTAGCGCAATTAAAGCAATGGTTCAACGCGAGTCAATTTAAAGCTGGTGAAACACCAAGAATTTTGGTGTACTCTGGTATGGATTGGGAAAGTACTGATTGTGTGCCAGAATGTGTGGAGGCACATAAATTTTTAAATGAACGGTGGGAGGTTATCAATATAGGAAACAGTAGAAAAGGTCATTATTTTAGTTTTTGGTTATCTTTTATTCATAATCACCTTGACACTTTCTTTGATGAATGTTATACTGAGATGCCGAACATACAGAAACACTTTATGACTTTGAATCACCAACCACATGACCACAGGATTCATTTTTTAAATAATTTATTTACTATGGGACATTTTAAAGATACTATAGTTTCTGCTGTAAAACCACATGAAGATTATATATTTGAAAATCCTATTATATTAAAGGAAAACAGACCACCACATATAATGGAAAAGGCTTATGATTGGGAAAAATTAAGTGATACACACTTAGCAAATGATATTATATCTTTAGGTGAACCACAGTATTGGAACAAACACTTTTGTACGGTTGTTACAGAAAGCGTTATGCATACTGATGTGTTTTTAAGTGAAAAAACCTTTAAACCCTTGATAGGACTTAGACCATTTATTATTATAGGTGATAGATATCTATATAAAAAATTAAAAGAATGGAAATTTGATACTTTTGAAGACTTGTTTCCAAATATTCATCTTGATGAACCCGATAAATACTGGCGAATAGAGAATGCTTTAAAAGATATGACCCAGTTCCAATTGAATTACGGATTGGATGAATTAAACAATCTATACGCAAAACTAGAAGATAGACTCATGTACAATAGAAAAAGAGTCTTAGAGGTAATTAATGAAAACTACAATAATATTATGGAGATTAGTAAGTTATGACCAATGTTGCATTTATTGGATTTGGTAAATTAGGTAAACCATGTGCTGAAGTTATTGCACAAAAAGGACACGATGTTAGTGTTTATGATACACGCGAAGTAGAAAGCGAATATTGTAATGTTAAAGATACAATAGAAGAAGTTGTAAAAGATAGAGTATTTGTATTTGTTGCAGTACCCACACCGCATGACCCACTTTATGATGGTTCAGAACCTACATACCATTTGCCACCAAAAGACTTTAATTATGATACCGTAAAAGAAGTAATCGCTGAAGCAAATAAACATATGACAAAGAAACAGATATTGGTTCTTATCAGTACGGTATTGCCAGGCACCGTAAGAAAAGAAGTAGTGCCTCTTATAACCAATCCTAAATTTGTTTATAATCCATATTTGATTGCCATGGGTACAGTCGCGTGGGATATGGTAAATCCAGAGATGGTAATGATAGGAACAGAGAATGGAGAAGAGTCTATGGAAGCACATAGTCTCATACACTTCTATAATGAGATAATGGAAAACGAACCGCGTTATGAAGTTGGTACTTGGGATGAGTGTGAATGTATTAAGGTGTTTTATAATACCTTCATTAGCGCAAAAATTGGTCTTGTAAACATGATACAGGATGTTGCAGAAAGACAGGGTAATATTAATGTTGATGTAGTAACAAATGCATTGAAAAAAAGTACTCAGAGAATCATGGGGCCTAGTTACATGAAAGCTGGTATGGGTGATGGTGGCGCGTGTCATCCAAGAGACAATATTGCACTTAGATACATGGCACAAGATTTAAATTTAGGGTATGACTTGTTTGCTGAAATAATGAAGGCACGAGACATACAAGCAGATAATATGGCAATGGCAATTTTAAAACACGGAAATAAAATTGCATTTACATCTGATTCATATAAACCAGATGTTCCATATACAAACGGTAGTTACAGTCTATTAGTCCAACACTATGTAAAAAGATATGGATTTATTGTACCTGTAGATGAAAACCCACATGTCATCGTAAAGGTACACGAGTCGGATTTGATACCTACCGATTATGAGGGAGTTGTGTTTGACCCTTGGAGAAGTCATGTGGGAATAAATGTTGTACACTACGGAGATACGAGAAATGAAACAACGAACAAAAAAGAAACTACACAAATTCATGAAAGCTGGGAGATTAACCAAAGTGATCAGGAAGGTGTTGTTGGAGGTCTCGGAGAAGACCGACTCTCTTGATAAGTCCTTGAACAAGAAACTTGATGAGATAGAACAAAAAGAAAAAGAAAAACAAGAAGAACTAGAAAAGAAAATGAAAAAGATGCGAGAACGAGACCCTTTCATCTATGACTAGACTTGTAGCATATGGATGTTCCCACACAGCTGGTGCAGAATTAGCTGACCACATAATGTTGGGGACAGACATAGAAACTGTTAATAAATTAAAATCTAAGTATATCTCTGGTGGTGATACACTACCGCAAGCTTGGAAAAAGATTTGGAAACTATACGGACATGAAGTTGACCCATATTCTAAATTTGGTAACATCTTTCGTAGTGTTTCTTTAAAAGAAATATCGCATTTAGAAAGTGGCGAGGATATATGTAGGTCTTTAACATGGGTAAGGTATCTAGCAGAACTTCGCGGTCATACACATTATATGAATCGTGCTTTTGGTGGTGGTTCATTAGAACTTTGTTTGTATTCATTGGAAGAGGATATCATGGACGGTTCCATTGATATTACAAAAGATGAAATAATTTTACAGGTGCCTCATCCCTATAGATGGTTAGAACTACAGTTTGACAGTATGCACAAAACCGTTGCTCCATATGAGTGGGGAAACTATTGGAATATATCTTGGAACTATTATCACTTATTGAGACATATGAAATTATTAGGAGTTAAATATTTTTTCATAGAAGCACCGTCATGGAGATTGCAGTTAGAAACTAAGGCAGACAATCCAGATACATTGGAAACAGACGGTACACGCAGAAAAGAGGTTTTTAACAAATATTGGCAATGGATTGGAGAAAATGCGATACCAACAAACGATGAGTTTACTCCTAATCCTAGACACGCTGGTAATCATTACTACACAGAGACACAGAAAGAAATAGCGGAACATTTAAATGATAAGTTGGGGAATTAGTGCTTGTACACATGACGCTTCTTTAGCGGTTGTTAGAGATGATGAGATATTGTTTGCCTCTCATAGTGAGAGATTTAGTGGTATAAAAAATGATGCATTTCTTAATCCAGAAATTATCATGGAGGCAAAAAAATATGGAGAACCAGACCATGTTTATTGGTATGAAAATCCTTGGTTAAAATGGACAAGGAAAAAATACGCTAAACAACAAAGACCGTGGGTGAGTCCTAAAAAATATTTAAAACATTTTGGAATTAAATCACCACACTATACTACTCACCACAAATCACATGCAGCTGCTGGATATTACACTTCACCATTTAAAAGTTCTGCTATATTAGTTATTGATGCTATTGGAGAGTGGACTACCACATCTATATGGAAGGATATGGAGTGTATTTGGACTTCTAGGTATCCAGACTCATTGGGATTGTTCTATTCCGCGATGACAGATAGAATTGGACTGAAGGCAAATGAAGATGAGTATATTCTTATGGGTATGGCTGCTTATGGTGACCCAAGTAGATTTCATCGTGATATTAAACGATTACTAAAAGAAAACTTACATAGAGGATGTAAGTGGTGGAACCCAGATTTAAAAGAAGAGGATTATTTTGATGTCGCAGCTGCTACACAAAAAATCTACGAATGGGAGTTTAGAAAGTTATTGTTTACAGCTGCAAGATTGACAGATGAAACCAATTTGGTTTTCATGGGTGGGTGTGCCTTAAATTGTTTGGCAAATAGACTTATTCCAGAATATTTTTCTAATCATTGGATTATGCCCAATCCAGGCGATGCTGGTTCTTCCATTGGTGCGATTGCAGCTAGAGAACATATAAAATTAAATTGGAAAACGCCTTATCTTGGATACAATATAGAAGGCACATATCCAACGAATGACCTACTGGCAAATCTTGTCGCATTGAAAATAGTTGGTGTTGCAAATGGTAGGGCAGAGTTTGGGCCTAGAGCTTTGGGTAATAGAAGTTTACTTGCAGACCCAAAAGGTTCAGAGATGAAAGATGTTGTTAATAAGATTAAGAAGAGACAAGAGTTTAGACCCTTTGCACCAGTTATATTAGAATCAGAGGTACACAAGTATTTTGATGTACCAGAAGGATTTAAATCACCATATATGCAACATGTAGTTAGATGCAAAGAACCAGAACTATTTCCTGCCATAGTACACAAAGATGGAACCAGTAGAGTTCAGACTGTCAATGACGAACAACACAGCGGATTATCTCAGTTGTTAAGAAGATGGAAAACACATAGTGGTCACCCTATCTTACTAAATACTAGTTTGAACATCAAAGGCGAACCAATAGTAAATGATGAAAAAGATGCAGCTAGATTTGAGAAGAAGTATGGAGTTAAAGTGTGCGTGAGATAAAGTACCACAACGGTGAAACCATAAAGGTAGATGGACTTCACTTTTATGGGTGTTCCTATGTTGCTGGGCAAGAACTTATGGATAAAGAAATGCCTGACCCCATGCGTATTCCAGTAAAGGAAATGAAAAGACAGAAGGGAGAAACCGTAGAGGGATATTACAAAAGAAAATTGTCACGAGAACTTCTTTTTAAGAAAAAAATGAAATTAGAAAATCAGTTATCGTGGGCACAACACATGTGCAATCTTTTGAGAGTTAGGTCTTATAATCATGGAGCCCACGGAGCATCGATGACCTATATGAAAGCTAAAATACTATCACATATCATGGGAGAAGAATATGAGATAGATAAAAACAAAGAGGCGATTGTAATTGGTCTTACTGGGTTTGCCAGAGAAATGATATTTACAGAATATGAAGATAATACAAATAATACTTTGGGAAAATATGGTTCCGCGAGGAGTCTTGTAGTTGCTACTGACTTTGAAAGAAGGGGTGACCCAGACTTTGCTAAAAAGTATATGCGTCTAAAGGGAGTATATACTCTGTTTTGGCATTTTCTCCATGAAATCTACAGTATCATCAATCTCTGTAAAATTAACGACATAAAGTTCTATATTATACCAATGTTAGATGTATTTAACATAGAATGGTATAAAAAACAATATGAAATGGACTTTGATACACCACAATTTGCATCTCAAATCAAATTTCTAGAATCTGAAATAGATAAGTATATTATAGAAGGAACAAAGTTAGACCCTCTGGGTGCTAACATCATAGAGAGATTACCAAGGGGCCATCCTTGTGCCGAAAGTCATAAGTTATACGGTACAAAGGTTGGTGAAAAGTTATTAACATGAGTAATATACTGAAGTTCCCGAAGAAGCATAAATGGGAACCAACAGGATACAGAATAAATCTATACACAGAAGAGGATATCTATATCGTCCTTTTATGTCTTAATCTAACCGATGATTTGGATGACCCAAAGAAATGGGTACGCCAAGATCTTCGCACATTAGAACCAGAATTCGTCATTGAAAAAATGTCCGATTGTCTGGATAATCAAATAATATCAGAACCATGCAAAAAACAGATTCGCAGAATCATTCAATCTGCTGAGGTTCTGCCACTTTCAGCGCTTTATAACTAAAGGAGAAGATATGTAATAGAAATCTTTATGATGGATATCATTTTTTTTAACTAACCCATCTGGAGAAATACCACATGCCAAGACGCAAAAGCAACCTACAAGTAATTGAGAATTTAAATTCTGATATACAACAGGTAAAGAAAAAATCAACTTTAAAAATGCGTATTGAAGATTTAATTACAATCGATGCACTAACAGAAACCCAAGGACACTTTTTCGCAGAATACAAGAGAGATTGTAAAGCAATGTTGTTGCATGGTTGTGCTGGAACAGGTAAAACATATATTGCCTTGTACAGAGCATTAGAAGAGGTTTTACAAAGAGGAAACCCATACAAAAAAGTAGTCGTTATTAGGTCAGCTGTCCCATCTAGAGAAATAGGACATCTGCCAGGCGATGAAACTGAAAAGACTGCTGTATACATGCAACCATATATCGACATGTGTTCCGTCTTATTCCCAACAAAACAACAGGCATTCCAGAGACTAATCGAACAAAAATATGTAGAATGGATGATTACATCATTCGTAAGAGGAATTACACTAGATAATTCTGTTATTATTGTTGATGAGTGTCAAAATATGAACGACATGGAGATTAACTCTATCATAACTCGCGTAGGACACAATTCCAAGATTATATTCTGTGGAGACTTCCGCCAAACTGACCTATATAAGAAGGGTGATTTGAGTGGATTGCAGAAATTCATGGTAATCGCTGAAAATATGCCTTCATTTAGGACTTTTGAGTTCAATGAGGGTGATATTGTTCGTTCTGACCTAGTAAAAGAGTACTTAATATCAAGAATTCGATACGAAGAACAATATGGGACTTGACATTTGCTCTAAAGGCTAGTATAATGGTCGCATAATATAGGATTTTTACATAATGTTTACACATATTGACAAAAAACACGATTTCCCTCAGTTGATGAGGGAGAATTTTGAAGGAAAACGGACATATGTAACGGAAAGCGGTGATAGATATCCCTCTATCACCACCGTTCTTGGATATAAGATAAAACCAGCCATAAAAGCATGGAGAAAAAAGGTAGGAGAACAGGCAGCGAACAAAATATCGCGTCAATCGTCTGTTCGAGGAACCAAAATTCATGGTGTTTGCGAGGATTATCTTAATAATAAGGAACTTGATACTGAAATGTTGTCTTTTGTAGAGGAAGACATGTTCGATAACATGCGCCTTTACCTTGATAAGATAGATAACATACACGCGATTGAACAATTTTTGTACAGCGACCACCTAAGACTCGCTGGCCAGGCGGATTGTATCGCTGAGTTTGAGGGACAATTGTCTATTATTGACTTTAAGACCTCTGCTAAACCTAAAACCAAGTCATATATAAAGAACTATTTTGCTCAATGTGCTGGTTACGCGATTATGTTTGAAGAAAGAACAGGAATACCTATCACAAAATCAGTAATTATCATTGGTGTAGCGAACGAAGAACCACAATTATTCGTAGAACATCGTGACAATTACACGGAGTATTTGCTAGAGTGTCGAGATTTGTACGAAAATAACGCTTGACTTTTGGCCTATCTTGTAGTATTATAAATAACTTAACTCGATGAAACAAGTCGAAAGGTTTACAGGACGGGGGTGCGATTCCCCCCGCCTCCACCAATCAATTCTTATAGACCCGACTAAGGGGGCGAACAGGATCGACTGGAACTTAATAGGTGCGTGGAGAGTTCGGAGAGGAAGCTGCCGTAAGTGCAACAAAACCATAAATGCAGAAAATAATACTGCTTATGAGGACTACGCTTTAGCGGCGTAGAATCGCTCGGGGTTTCGGACAGTTCCTAGCACCAGAATACTGTCCTAACAAATTCTCAAAGAGAAGGAGGAGAAAGATATGTGGTTAATTACAGGACTCGTTATTGGGATAGTAATTGGAGCATGGATTAAAGACCGAAAAGGTTGGTTGGATTTTCTTGACACAGTATTTGACAAGTTACCATTCTAATCTAGTACACTATGTACACTTGGTTTTTAACAGCCTTTGTAGCGGTGTCTCTTATATTGTGGCCCGCTAGTGCTGATAACTATTACGACAAGGAAATTCATGTCTATGACCCAGTTAAGGTTATAGACCAAAAAGAAATTGCTTGTCTCGCAATTAACATTTATCACGAAGCTAGGGGCGAAAGCTCTCAAGGTAAAATTGCAGTTGCTTTCGTTACCCTTAATCGTGTTAAACACAATGCATATCCAGACACAATCTGTGGTGTTGTTTATCAAGGCAAACACAGACCGTCTTGGAGAGATGAAAATGAGTTGGTTCCAATCAGACATGGTTGTCAATTTAGTTGGTACTGTGACGGTAAGCCAGACATGGTACGAGATTTTACTTCATATGAAGAAATCATAGAATTGGCAATTGATGTAATGGTTAGTAGATACGAAGATAATACAAATGGTAGTTTGTTTTATCACGCGGATTATGTGGAACCAGCATGGGCACAACATATGGCTATGACAACAAAAATAGATAGTCACATTTTTTACACGGTATACAATGACTGAGAAAGTTCATAATTTTATCGTCACAGGTGGATGCGGATTTATTGGTGGACACCTAACAGAAGCATTGCTTTTACATGGGCAGAATGTTCTTGTTATTGATGATATGAGGAAAGGCAACTTCAAAGTCGAAGATAACCCAAATGTGAAGTATCTACATAAAGATGTTGCATCAGCAATTCCAGTTGGAAAGTATGACGCAATATTTCATCTAGCCGCCACGCCTAGAATTAGGTTATCTCAGAATGACCCATTTGGGACTATTACGAATAACTTTAATTCAACAATGGTCGTTGCTGAGTATGCACGAAGAGAACGAATACCCTTGTTTTTCGCTGCTTCTTCAAGTACTCAGTTTCTTCACCATCATGACAATCCTTATACATTTTCAAAGTGTATAAATGAGGAGTTACTAGAACTTTATCGCAAACAATACAACTTGGAATACCACTTGTTATATTTTTATAATGTGTATGGGCCAAGAGAAGCAGACTATGGAGAACATAGTACTGTAATCCGAGCATTTAAAAAATGCGTAGAGGAAAACAAACCTCTAAGGGTATTTGGTAGTGGTAAAAAAGAAAGGGACTTTACTCATATCCATGATGTAATAGATGGTATACTGAAGTTATTAACAACAAAAAGTAAACCAAAAAATGTACATCTTGGTTCTGGGAATCCAGTTAGTATATCGGAACTAGCAAAGGCATTTGACCACCCTATTGTTTATGAATTTGACAAGAAGGGTGAGGCAGAAGTAACCGAATGTGAAAATCCATATATTGAAACAGAATATAATGTTATTAGTTATGTTAAGAAATGGAAAAGTGATTATGAGGAAGAACGGATTTTAAGAAATGTAAACAAGGATTTGAGGAATGTGGAACGAAAATATGCCAAAATTGATAGTGGACAATGACACAGAAAAAGAAGAGAAGGTTAGCGATGTATTCATGGTTACGAAAGAATTTCATACATCCGCTGAGTTCTCTCAACACATAGAAAGAAAAGCTGTTTCTGCTGGTAATTATATCGATGTTTTAGTAGAATACTGTGGCAGGAATGATATAGAAATAGAAAGTGTTAAAAAATTACTTACAGCATCGCTTAAAGAAAAAATCAAAGCAGAAGCAATTGGTCTTAACTTAGTTAAGGGACAGAAGTCTTGTAAGTTACCCATATGATTGAACCCTATGAAGTTTATAAACTGTACCTAGCTATTAAACTTCATTTTACTACCAAGTCATATGATGTAGTGAAGTATAAGGGTAAAGTTAGAGTAAAACCAGAGACTTTTCGTAAACGGAAAGACATGGTATCTATAAAGAAACTTGCTAGGGATTATAAACGCGAGGAAATAATAGATTTTTTAGTCGCAAATTTTGTATCTGGAGAACGATGGGGTGGATTGTTTGATATACAAGCATCCAAGAGATACGAAGATTGGAAGGCAAAAAAGAATCAGAGAGAATATCTCTTTCAAAGGGATGTCTCAAAGATACTACTAGAGATGGAAAAACAAAAAGTTGGCGCTTTTTTTGAAAAAAATGGAAAACAGGGCTTGACTTTTCGTCTGTACTTTGGTAGAATGATCGAAATTGAAACTCTTGTTATATTAGATAAGATTTTCGATTTTGTAGAAGAAACGGATGATGTTTTACTAGAAGATGTTGTACTGCTGGTTAAAAAATATCGTCCTTTCATAAAGGTGACCGACTCAATGAAGGAAGTCGCCAAAACACTTACTCAACCTGTATAAATAGGAGTGTATATAATGAGTAGGAAACTACGACCTCATGATGATGAGAAGCGTGTGCGGAGAGTACCTAGTGAAGATAAAACTAGACTTGACAAATACCGACACATCATGTATAATGAGGATATGTATGAGTCTGAAGAGTTCTTGGACGCTTTAGACAAAAAAAGTAAAATACAACGCAAACATAAACCAATATAACGCACAAGGAGAAATATATGTCGTTTAATACTATAGAAGAGCTACGCAAGTCGCGTGGCAATTTTGACACCCTTCTTAACCAAGTTGAGAAGATGTCTACCACCACTACCGAGTCTAATGACGATGGTAAGGAATGGAAACCAACTGTTGACCAAGCTGGCAATGGGTATGCAGTCATCCGATTTTTGCCCCCAGCAAAAGGTGAAGACCAATATTGGGCACGACTCTGGACTCATGGATTCCAAGGCCCTACTGGGAAGTGGTACATCGAAAACTCTCTCACAACTCTAGGAAAACAAGACCCTGTTTCAGAATTGAACAGCGAATTGTGGAATAGCGGTGTTGAGTCTAACAAAGACATTGCTCGCAAACAAAAGCGTAGACAGTCTTTTTACTCCAACATTCTTGTTGTGAAAGACCCATCAAATCCAGACAATGAAGGTAATGTATTCCTTTATCGTTATGGTAAAAAAATCTTCGACAAAATTCAAGACTTGTTAAAGCCAGAATTTGAAGATGAAACTCCAGTAAATCCTTTTGATTTCTGGGAAGGCAGAAACTTCAAACTGAAGATTCGTCAAGTTGAGGGATTCCGAAACTATGACAAGTCGGAGTTTGAGTCTGCTCCATCACCAGTTGCCGCTGATGATGAAATTGAGGCAATTTGGGCGAAACAACACTCTCTTGCAGAGATTGTAGACCCATCTAACTTCAAGTCTTATGAAGACCTTAAATCCAAATTGGATATGGTTCTTCAAGGTGCAAGCAAGGTTCCTAATGCTTCAACTGTCGCAGCCCAGACAGGCGACATTGAAGATGACTTGTTTGTTAACAAAAACGCTGAAACAAAGGTAGTCTCCAATGGTTCAGATAGTGATGACGATGCAATGTCGTACTTTGCAAAACTTGCTGACGATAGTTAATATCTAAGATTAGTTATGCGAGGGGCGGCATAAATAGTGTCGCCCCTTTTTTTATGGCGAAAATTATGGATGGAATTATATTTGGTGGACAACTAGAAGACTTTGCTGGGTCAATTCATAAAGAAGATTCAAAAAACATCTCAATAAGAAGAAGTTCAGGCGGACACAAGATTGCCACTTTTTTGAGGCAGAACGGTTATAATATAGATGTAATAGATTATGTCCACAGATGGAAAATAGAACAACTTAAAAAATATTTAAAACCTAGAGCAGAAAAGTGTAAGTTCTTTGGATTTGGTTCTACATTCTTTTTAGATAGTCCAGTTGTTAAAGAACTGGTTGAATGGTTAAAACAAGAATATCCAAATATACCGCGTGTTGCTGGTAGTCAAAATGATAGTATGCGTAGTCTGGACATGGATTGGTATGTCTATGGTTACGGTGAAAACGCCATGTTGGAATTGATGAAACATTTCGATGGTGGGCCAGAACCGATACACTTCAATAAAGTAATTAACTGTTATGTAAATTACAAATCATTTCCGAAAGAAGATTTAACAGTATCTTACCAAGAAACAGATTTTATGAACCCAAGGGAAATACTTCTTTTGGAGTTTGCTCGTGGATGTAAGTTCAAATGTAAGTTCTGTAGTTTCCCGATACTAGGCGTCAAGGGTGATTACTCTCGTACAGCAGAAAGCGTCTATGATGAGATGTTAGAGAATTATGATAAGTGGGGAACAGAACATTATATTGTCCTAGATGAAACATTCAATGACAGTCCACAGAAGATTGAGAAGTTTGCTAATGTAATAGAAAAACTTCCATTTCAACCAAAGATGACCGCGTATATCCGTGGTGATTTAATAGCTTCGCGTCCTAAAGATTGGGATAACCTAATTAAGATGGGAATTACATCTCACTTCTATGGTATTGAAAGTATGAACCACAAGGCAGCTAAATCTGTTGGTAAGGGAATGAATACTGGTAGGATACAGGACGGACTATTAGAAGTAAAAGAATACTTTCAGAAAAATGCTGGATTCTACAAAGGTCATATATCATTAATATCTGGACTTCCATACGAAACCATTGATAGTCTACGCGATACAGTAAAATGGTGTTCTGAATACTGGGCAGACCAGAGTTATCATATGAATATATTGATGATTAAGTTACTAGGTAAACCATCTCTCAATCATAGTTCAGAATTTGATTTAAATTGGAAAGAATATGGATATAGAGAGGGTAAATTCCCCGAAGATGATATAAAGTGGGATATGAGTATCAATCCGTTCTATAAAGTCCTCTACGACTATGTGGCGACCTCTGGCGAGTACATTATGTGGGAAAATGACTACTCTAGCATGTATGAGTGTTTTAAATTTTGCGTGGAAGAGTTTAGTAAAGCAAAACTAAAAAATGTATTAGACCCATTCATGTATGATAAGTTTTTCATTGACCCTAGTGTAACTTGGAATGATTTTCAGACACAAACTCACATGGAAAGAAGAGAAAGTTTTATTCTAGACCATGTTGATGGATATATTCAGAAAAAACTTAATTGTTCTTTTGAACCATAAGTTTATTAACTTCAGTATCTACAACTGTCTTATCTGTTACTAGGACAGGCAAGTATTCTACTTTTCCACCAAGACCACCAACTACTTGTTGTAATGATTGCATTGCATCACTTTGTATAGCTGCAACTTGCATTGCCTTTTCTTCACTTGCAGATGCTTGAGCGTTTGCTACTTGATTGGATGCTGAATCTATTGTTATAGAACCACTTTCTGTTTCTGCTGGAGCGGAGTCTCCAATTAAATCTGTTGGGGTAGTAGATTCTGCCGCTTGCATTTGCATTTCTGGTGACGGAACTTTTAGACTTCCATCCTCATTGTGAGTTGCACCAAATTTTTCGTCCCATCGTTTTTGTTCGGCAGCCAATCCTTTATCAGTCTGAAAAAATCCTTTTTCTGTTGGTCTTGCAGATGTTGGTTTTTCCAATTCACCTTTACCAAGATTATCTTTCATTTCTTTAAGTTTGCCTTTCACATAATCAATTATAGCTCCATACTTTTCAAAGTAATTAGTTTCTATTGGACTCAATACATCACTATCATGTGGAAATTTAAGTGATGCATCATCACTATCTGGGTCACCATAAACATCATTGTACATATCTCTAGCAAGAAGACCAGCATCTATTGATACACCACCTAACGGCCCAACTAACGCGACACCAGCCAGTTCCGCAGCTGCCCCTGCCGAATCTCCTTTGAATAATCGATGTGCTGCCATTCCAAGACCAGCAACTGCACCCACTAAGGGTACTTGTTTAATACCATACTTACCAATATTTTTCATCAATGAAGCTGCTAAATCACCAGTTTTGGCCAATGCGCTTGTTTTTGCTTTGGTTGGCCCATCAATTTTAACTTTTAGTGGTTTCACATTTTCTGGTTTTACCATATTCGTGGTTGGTTTACCATCCGCGCCTTGTACAGTAAAATTACCTTTTTGTGATTGCACTACATTTTTGCCATCTGGTGTAGTACCAACTACCTTAGAACTGTCTATCGAGGGCGTCCCAGCTTTATCAAGTGAAGGGGTTGTAACTTTTTTAACTCCACTTGCAATCATTCCTGCTCCAGCTTTGACGGCAGATTTTGCACCTTGTCCTAAAGTCTGAGCGGCAATTAATTTATTACCTTGTGTTACTAGTGATTGTGTTATTTTTGTTATGAAATTATCTGTGCCATCTTCAAGTTTCGTTTGAACTTCTTTGGCTCTTTTTTCAGATGTTTCAGTATCAAACATACCCATAGCACCCAGAGCAGCAAGACCACCGACAGCAGTTCCTAATCCAGCACTACCTACTGGTAATGACCTACCACCACCCTTTCCACCAAACATTGCATTTAATTTATTTTCGTCTGGTGACTCTGCTTTAGGGGCGGCGAATCCAGTTGCTATAGTAGCGGTATCACCCTTTATACTTACTAAGACTTCTCTTATTTCATTTAAAGCATTAACTGTGGGGTTTGAAGAATCTCCATCCTGTAACGCGGAAGTAGCTTGAGCTGTCGATACTCCGCCTGAACCTCCGCCTCTATTTCCACCACCAGCAGATGTTGGAAACGGAATAACATTGTCCATTGATTCATTAGAGGAAGGTACGGCAGTTTGCATACCTTGACCGCCTCCTGCCAAAGCTGCTCCAGCACCAAATCCAAGCGCACCTTTACCCAAAGAACCCGCCGCTCTTAATCCAGATTTTGCAACCCCAGCAGTTCTAGCTAGAGCCATTCCTCCAAATCTTGCTGCTCCCATCAAAGCGGGTATAAAGAATGCCATTTTATTGTCTCCATTTATTATTTTTGATTGCGTCCGCTTTTTTCTTCAAATGTTGAACCAACATCGAAATGTATACTTGCCTTTCCCACGGAACCCAACTTTCTATTTCTGTTAAACTGTATTTATGTTCTTGCATTAGTAGAAAGTTAGTTTTAAAGTAATTTTCTAAATTTTCATGGAAAAGGCTTATACGAAAAAATCGTAATACCCATTCAAGTAAGCAACATTGTCTTTTTTACACTTGTTGCATTTATATTCGACATGGTTTTCTATTACTGGCATTGTCTCAAAAAAGTTTTTGATATGTGAGAACTGTTCTGAAGTTAGGTTGTCAATAAAATCACTTCTTTCTTCTTCCCTTAGTTCTTTAAACTCAATGATTGCATCTCCATAGAAAACAGTTTCTATACAAGTCTCAGCGACTTTATAGATGTCACCTTCTGTCTCTGATTGTCCTAGAGCAGTAAGTTCTTTAGCATTAGGATATTTCATTTTTACTGATATATCCTCAGCAATCTGAAAGTCCATCGCGTGTCCTTCTGTTTCATGAAGTTTAAAGGTATCCAATTCTATTTGAATATCTATTGGTGCTTCACAATGTCCACATAGTAACCTTATGTCTACTGTGTCTGATACTGAGACCTTTCTTAATTCTAAAAAGATTTTTTGCATGTCAAATATGGGAAGTTCATCTCCCTGTACTTTACCAAAAGAACAATTAGTTACCACTTGTTGAGTGGCTCTAATCATTTCGTCTTGGTCTTTAGTTTCATTTGCTAAGACAAGCAATTTTTCTTCTTTTACTAGGAAAGGTCTGAATTTAACACTCTTATTAAGAGAGTGTATATGAACATCTATCAGAGGATGTTCAGTTTGTGGTAGTGCCATATTATCCTCCAAACCTATTCTGATTCACCGAAAAATCCATTCATTACTGCCTGATTTTCAGTTCCACATTTTCCACATTCAAACTCTATTACATTTTGCACCACAGGCATTGATGCAAAAAATAATGTTATCATTTCAAACTCTGAACTTGTCAAAGTTTCTATAAATTCTATTTTTTCTTCTTCTGATATATTCTCTACCTTTTCCCCTTTTATTTTAATTGAGTCGATACATGTAGCAGCTATATCATAATACGGTATTTTTTCTTTATCAAATTCAAATAATTCACCAGCGGTAGGATATCTCATTTTTACTATCAAATCATCTCTTAGTGGAAGTATGTCGGTGTGATAATCAGTTAGTTTGAATCCAAAGTCATCATAATTTATTGACTGTGTATTATACTCTCCACAGTCTCCACACATGAATGCCCAGTCTGGTATTTCTATTTCAGAAATTTTAGATAATTGAATCCATATGTTCTGTAAGTCAAAGATAGGTAAAGTAGTTCCATCCACTTTACCCAGAGAACAACTAGTGATACAATCTGATATTGATTTTATTAGAACATGTCTGTCCGAGTCTGGGCTCTCAAATAATCTTTCTTCTTTTACTAAGAATTGTCTAAACGGAATTTTTTTATCTAACGAATAGACAAAAATGTCTGTCAAAGGATATTTCGCCTTTGGTAGTGTCATTACAAACCTCCAATAATTTAATCAATCCAATCATTAATATTATGAGCAATTTTACTTTTGATAGCGTTTTTAATACCGTTCTTACGGAAATTGAGTATTCCAAACAACCTTTCTGCATCACCCGCTACAACACCTCTAGAAGTCCACCTTCTAAAAGCAAATGTCACATTAACTCTCACTATACCTTCAGCACTTTGACCCATTGGTAGAATGTTCATGAGTCTTGGAAATGCATCATATAGTTTCCATCTTGTTACTATGTTATCTTCTCTGTCAAGAGCATATACTTCTACCTGTCCCACATGTTCGTCTGGAAAACTGACTTCTTTTGAAAGGGGGTCAGCGATAGTGGTCATCCAGTTTTCAAAATATGTTCTTACATCCCAATTATCGTCACAGAAAAATGTGAACGCGGCTGTGTCTCCAAAGTATTCTATACCATGCGCTCTTTGTTCTGTCCAATGAGATATTTTTGTTGGCGACCATTGAATTTGTAAGCCTGGTATTTGTGCCTCTTCACACATTAATGATATGTCTCTATCCTCTACAAATCGGCCTGGCGAATTAATAACCACCTCAAACCTATTAGACCTCGCAAGGTCATTCTTTCTAACTTTCGCAATGAAATCTTTTGTTTTAAAATATGCCATTAAATCATTCTCCTAGACGCTTGGAATACGGTGTTTTTACTAACATTAAAGTCTTCTACTGGTAAAAATATAGCACCTTTCCAATCTTGTGGATTGATTTCAAAAAATCTAGACCTTATTTGTTTTGTTAAATATCTTTTTACACATGGTTTTACTTCTGGAAATTGTGCAGAGTTTGACAATAGTTCCCAGTTGTATCTCATTGTAGTTTTATCATCTATCGCTCTATCGTTTGTTGTTTCTATTAATTTGCCTAATAACTGAGCTCTCATCATATAAGGTAGATAATGCAAATTCAATCCCCAGAATCCATCTTTTGTAGGTTCAAATGGAAGGCAAAGAGGAAACGCATCAAAGTATGGTAGTTTATCTTTCCATTTCGCGTCATACCTAAACAAGTACATTGAACCTATATCAAATTGACTTACTGGTTTACCAATGTCATTTGCTATGGCACTTGAAGGTGTAGATACGCCACGCATAATCTGCCTTACTTGGTTCATGTACCAATTAAATGACTTTCTTCCAGAGTCAGAGTTAGGTCTTATTTGTAGAAATGGATTCGCCATAGCGACTATTTATAATACATTCCCAATTCTTTTTCAGTAATTATTTTAAATTCCCATCCTCTATCAAGACAAAATTCTTTTGCTGACTTCCACTTTGACTCATTGATACCATACTGGGCAATCTCTTGTAAATACTTTTTTGTTTTCTTTCTTGGTTCTGGTGGTTTTGTAAACCGTTCTGGTTTGATTTCTATCAGATATGTACCACCAACTGTCTTCAAATAAAAGTCAACAAAGTAACGATGTATTCTTCTATCGATTGGTGACCTATAGGGTATCGCTATAGGTTCAGATGCCCACTCTAAAACATCTTGGTTCTTGTCGCACCAATTCATAAATTTTAGTTCATAGGCAGACCTATAAATAACTTCTGAAATGTCTCCACGATATTTTTTTGTGTTTTTTGGAATAAATTTTCCTTGGTGGATATCTTTTCGGTACGGCATCTTATAAATAGTCCATTAATAACATAATTACTATTTATTCGGAGTTCTTACATGAGTGTTTACAATTGGTTAGATGAAAAGCTTGGTGGTTGGTTGCCAGGCGGCATCCCACGCGGAGGCAGTAAACAAGAAGGAAGTGACCCAACGAACACCGAAGACGCAGTTGCAACAGCAGCTGGTGCCACTCAAGAAGCACGAGGCACCAAAAAAGAAAAACCAACAAAACAAAAAATTACATTTCAGTCTTTGTCTTACCCAAATGGATTAGATAATACAGATGAATTCCCCCATCAAATAATGTTCAATGTTTTGATAAGACAGACAGATGCAGAAGCAGCTGCCAATACTCATCTAGGAAATGCGGGCCGTGGAGAAGACTTAATGAGTAATCTTAGTAATGACCAAGCAAATCAAATAGTTCAAGATACAACAACTGGTTTAGTTGCGGGCGTTGGTGCAGCTGCGGTTGTAACTGGGAGTGCTACTACTAAGGCAGCGGGCGCTGCTGGTGTTTTACTTTCTGGAGAGGCTGGTAAATTAGCAGCTGGATTAGTAGAAACTAAAACTACCAGAAAATGTGTTGCTCGTATTAGAATGGCTATGCCAATGTCTCCAAAAAATGAAATGCAAGCACAATGGGATGTTACAGATTTTGGTTCTATTATGGGTGCATTGGTAACCGAAGGTGGAACTAGAGGTGTAACAGATATGTTGAAAAGTGCTGATGGTTCAACTGAAGCTGGACAAGCATTACTTAGAACTGCAGCTGGTACATTAAACATAACAAAACAACTAGGAGTAAACTTACCACTTCAATCCAGTATAGAGTTAATGTCGCGTAAAGTACAAAACCCATTTACAGAGACATTGTTTAAAACGATGAACTTTAGGAATTTTCCTTTTACATTTAAATTTGCACCCAAGAATAGACATGAATTGTTACAAGCTTTAAAAATAGTTAATGTATTTGAAAGATATATGACACCAGAAAAAAGTGAACACCAGTTATTTTTACAGTATCCTGCTGAGTTTGAGATAATCTACCAGTATAAAAACAAAGAAAATGCTTACTTTACTAACTTCTTTAATGATACTGCTTTGGTAAATTTTGTGGTAGACTATGGTCAAGGTGGACATTATACTTCATTCCAAGGAACAGAAGGTGCTCCATCAGAAATTACTATGTCTTTAAACTTCAAAGAACTAACACTTCTTCACAGAGATGCTATTGTTGATCTCACCGACCAAGAAGATGTGATGGGTGGTTTCCAAGGATTAGGCCCAAGTGTATCGGGTGAGGTTCCAGCAGAAGAACCAGAAACACCAGAAACAATAACAGAAACTAGTTCCGCACAAGCAGCAGGAGAGAATGGATAATGGCATTTTTTAGACAATTTCCTAGAACCGCGTATGTAATAGATGGAACTCTTGTTAACATTCCAGACCTGTTTCGCCGTGTGGGAACAAAAGATATTTTTGATAATCTCACCTATATGGATGAGTATGATGTTCAAGATGGACAAAGACCAGAACATCTTTCTTATGACTTATATGATACTGTAGACTATTACTGGGTCATATTACTTTGTAATCAAGTTATAGACCCATACCATGATTGGCCTAAATCTAATATTGATTTAAACAACTTTGCAAAACAAAGGTATGGTGAACTTAACTTACAAAAAGTACATCATTATGTCGATAGTACAAATGAAAATATTAGAGTTGACTTTGACCAAACTAAGTTTAATACTGGTGCTATTAAAGCAGTAAGTAATATTGAACATGAAGAAAAAGTTAATGAAGAAAAAAGAAGAATTAAAGTACCAAGAGTAGAATTCATTGCAGAAATAGCAGGACAATTTAAACGATTGATAAAAGGAAGATAATACATCATGGATAGTTCAGTCCCAACAGCAGGTTCTATAAGTATAGATGCTATAGACCTTTTAACATCCCCAGAATCGGGAAGTCAGACTATTGACATAAGAAATTATGTTGGTGATGTTGTTATTAAAGAAAGTATATTTACTAACTATTTTACGATGGAGATGTCCATAGGTGATAGTAGAAATTTATTAGGTAATCTGCCTATCATGGGTGGAGAGATTATTACAGTAAAATTTGTATCTAGACATTTAAATGATACAAATCCATCGCAATGTATAGAACAATCATTTGTTGTTCATTCTATTTCTGAAAGACAATTCAAAGATGATAGGGAACAATTTTATATATTACGGTGTATAACACCAGAGGGATATAAAAACAATACGGTTGTTATTAACGAAAGGTTTACTGGTTCACCAAAAGAAATATTTACAGATATTTACACTAGGTTTTTAAAAGAACCAAAAGTAATTAGTAACAAGGGTGGCACGCGAGATGGGCCCGACCTCAACTTCATGGATGTTGGTGGAAGTCAAGGATTTAAAAAAGAAAATATATGTTTCATCTCTAATTATTGGACTCCATATAAGTGTCTTAACTTTCTTTCAAATAAATGCGCTCCAACTGCAGCTGGTGGTAAAGAGTTGATGCCCAATGTTAGGTATTTTCAATCTGATAAGGGAACTTATGCAGTTAGTCTTTCTAAAATGGCTGCGTTTTATAAAGAACAAAATGCAATATATGATGAATTCTTTTATATTCCCACAGGTAGTGATGCATTTCAATTGTCTGAAAAAAGAAGAGAAAGAGGTGGTTATAGTTATCTTAGTCCTTTCTTATCAAAGAAACAAAATACAATGTCTGGATTAAATATTCCCCATTTTACAAATGACTTAGATGACCAACTTTCTGGGTATCAAGGAAACATGACAATAGGGTTTGATATGACTACCAGAATTCCTTATCACATGGAGTTTGATTATACACCACTCCAACCAACAAGAGTAAAACAAAATAAAAGGACAATAGGGGCAGGATACAATGACTTTTTTCATATAGAAAATAATAGTCCAATAAGAGAAGTGCCATTGACAAATCCGAGGTCTGCATTAAATGTGCAAATAGGTTCCTCGCAAATGTGGACTGACCAAAGTTTTGGATATGATTGGAGATTTTTATTAGATACCGCTTATAGAGATACGGCATTAGCAGAATTGCAAAGATTACAAATTGATTTTGAGGTTCCAGGCCGAACAGACCTTGACTTGGGTATGTTAGTATATCTAAACTTTCCAAACACTTCTGAAAAAGGTAGTGACCCCAAACCAGAAGATTTGTTTGATGAAAGAATATCTGGAATCTATAGTGTTACATCTATTAGACATCACATATCAGTTGCAACTAATAGTCATCAAATGAAGTTAGAAGTAGTAAGAGATAGTGTAGGAGATATATCATGATGAATAGATACCCCAATTTTGCTTGGTGGCAGGGTGTCGTAGAAGACAGAAATGACCCAGAACAGTTTGGTAGATATCGTGTTCGTATAATAGGTTATCACACACTTGATAAGAATATATTACCTACAGAGTCTTTGCCTTGGTCTATTCCTATGCAACCAGTTACCTCAGCAGCGATATCTGGTGTTGGTTCATCACCTACTGGATTGGTAGAGGGTTCAACTGTAATCGGATTCTTTGTTGATGGTGAAGATGGTCAAATACCAGTTATCATGGGTTCTTTTGGTGTAGAAGATAATGTACCCACGATAGACGATAAAGATACACCAGAATCACCAGAGTCATTGGCAGAAAGAGGATTCTATGACCCAAATGGAAAATTCCCACGCAGAAAAGAATTAAAGATATCAGAAGACGAGAGTCTTGCAGATAAAGTCAAAGGAATGGTTAGTGATGGACTTGGTGGCATATTAGACGCGGAAGGCAATAAACTTACTGGTCTCGCAGAAGGTGTTGATGAAGTTGATGTAGGTAAGAATGTTCTGGGAGAAGCATCATCCTCTAGACTTGCTAGGGGTGATATGTCAGAAAATCACTATTCGTTAAAGGGAAAAAGAGAAACGAGAATAGGAGCTAAAGACGATGGTGTGCCACGAGGATTTGCAACTAAAATATCTGGGTGGAATAATACAGAACTACCATACGAACATGATAATGGTGGTGAAGACATTCCAGTATTTCCAGGCCTATACGAACCAACTTTCTGGGAGGAACCCCACCCACAAGGTTCTGAAATTTCTAAATCTCAGTACCCATACAACCATGTAAGGGAAACAGAGAGTGGACATGTCTTTGAGGTTGATGACACACCAGACGCGGAAAGAATACACGAATATCATACTGCTGGAACATTTAGAGAAATTCAACCAGACGGAACCAAAGTAGAAAAAATTGTTGGTGAAGATTATGTCATTGATTTAAAAAGCAGATACATGTATGTTAGAGGCGACTTCAACCTTATGGTAGAGGGCGATTACAATATTAATGTCAAGGGAAACAAATACGAACATATAAGTGGTCACTCATACAATACTGTAATGGGTAATAGGTTAAACAAGATACAAGGACATGAGTTAGTTGATACTCAAAGTTCATATCTATTAATGACTGCTGGTAACTTCAATTGTCAAGTAGGACAGTCTGATAAAGACCAAAAGAAAATAGGTAATTATCGTTTGCGTGTTTTGGGAGAAATGAACGAAACAGTTCAAGGTAAACATAAAATAATGGGTGGTAATGATTTTAAACACATTGTCAAAGGTGACATAGGGTTTACTACCGCGCTTAGAACAGGGCTTGACCCAACTGCAGCTTTAGAAGCTGCTTCGGCTGGGGCAGCTCCATCTCCAGATGCACTTGTTCAAGGTGGTTCAATCAAATTAGAGGCAATTCAGAAAGTTGACATTGCAGCTGCTCCGACTGATTTACCGAAAGTACCTGGCTCGCCTCTTGGTGGTGTTGTTTCCATAGTTTCTGATAGAATTAACACAACCGCGAGAGTTGACTATGTAGAGAGAGTTGGCCCAGTTTCGGTTCCCTTCCCAGCTCAAATTATCGGAAACAAAAGGACTTATGTTGTGAATCCTAGTGGAGTTGGTGGTATTCAAAATACCTTGATTGGTGCTGGTGTAATTGAGAATAACATTACAGGGGTTGGTGCTATTAATAATTTCGTAACAGGTGCTGGATTTATTAATAACGCGATTGCTGGTGCTGGTACTATTATTGATACTACTGGTGCTGCTCTTCCAACAACATTTGGAACACCAAGTGCCATACCTATTGGAACATCAAGTACGATAATGACGAATGCTTCACTCTTGACGGTTACTCCGATAGTTGATATTACTGCGATTACAAATATTACTGGTGTAACAAGCATAGTGGGTGCAACATCCATTACTGGTGCAACTGGAATTACTGGTACTCTTACTGTTACTGGATTGGTTACTGGTGGTAGCACCGTACTTCAGACTCATACTCATAACACACCTGTACCTGGCGGGTCTTCTTCTGGTACATATCAAACGACACCACCGCTTTAATGGAGAAATAAATGAGTTGTAAAGGTATAGGAAAAGCATTTGGGGAAATCGCGGATAAGATTGACCAACTACAAGACCAAATTGACCTAGCAGTTGATACTACTGTTGATGCGATTGCGAGTGAACTGGGTATCAATTTTCTTAAAGCAAAATTTCTTGCTATGCAAGGAGAGTTTGAGGCCTTGTTCCAAGAAGAATTTGGTAACCTAGAAAACTTTCTTAAACAATTAAGAGATGGTATACCATTCGCGGATGAACTTGGTGATTTGGTGGCATTAGCGGCACAAACAGAACGGTTTATTGCTAAAGCTAAAGAGATTGAAGAAAAATATGGTGATAAGAACAATACCATAAACAACATCATGAGAGACCCAGTTGGATTCTTTGATAGTCTTGGTTCAGATTTGGAAAGTCTATGTGAGGCAATGCCAAATTTTGAAAAGGCAAAAAACGGTAAGATTAAAGTAACTTCTGCCAAGTTTAATCTTGATGCTGGAGAGATAGATGCTGAAGAATTAATAAACGAAGGGGTTTCACCCACGATAGAAAGGTTAAAGGACTTTCTCAAGAATTTAAGATTGGAAGTTGTACAAAAAGAATCTAAAGTAGATAAAGATACTAAGAACGCATTTGCCTAGTGCAAAGTATTATAAATAGTCACATGCTTAAACGACCTACTACAATATATAAAGATTTTGATTTGAGTTTTACAAAAAACCCAAATACAAAGGATATTGCTCGGAGAGTAGATGTTCAAGCGGTTAAACAATCGTTGAAGTCATTGTTGTTAACTCAATACTATGAAAAACCATTTAAACCGCAATATGGTTCTCCAATAAGAGGACTATTATTTGAACCAGTCGATGTGGCTACTGGTACGAGTCTTGCGACAGAAATAAAAAGAGCGATTGTTAACTTTGAACCAAGGGTTGTAGTAGAAGAGGTAGAGGTTTACCCAGATCAAAATGAAAATTCATTTTCATGTAAAGTGTTCTTTTTCGTAAGAGGGATTAGGGAGTTGCAAGAACTCGGAATAGTTTTAGAGAGGTTGAGATAAATGGCAGTCAAGAATGTAACAGAATTAGATTTCGATACTATAAAAACAAATCTAAAAACACACTTAAAAAATCAAACTGAGTTTGCAGACTACGACTTTGAAGCATCTGGTATTTCGCAACTTATAGATTTACTCGCATATAATACACACTACAATGCCGTCCTTGCTCATATGGTATCCAATGAAGCATTTATTGATTCTGCTGTCAAAAGAAATTCAGTTGTATCGATTGCAAAAACAATGGGATACACACCAAGGTCTGCCCGTTCTGCTAAGGCTGTTATTGACCTTACAATAGTACCAGACCCAGCTTTTACATCAACGAGTCTTACTTTAACAAAAGACAGGATATTTACATCTAATGTAAACGGAAGAAACTTTAACTTTTTACCAGATAAAGATTACACCGTAGACAAATCAGTTATTAATGGTGTGGCTGCTTTTAGATTTACTAATATAACTTTGGTGGAAGGAACAAGAGTTACCACTTCTGAGGTTATTAATAGTACGAATAGGTCTGGCCCAGTAATATTACCCAATGATAATGTTGATACAACTACTTTGTCAGTAAGAGTACAGACTTCTAGTACTAACTTAAATGCTACGCCATTCGCGTTGTCAGAACAAATTACTGGAGTTACATCTAAGTCTACTGTATTTTACTTAGAAGAAAGAACAGATGGATTTTACCAAGTTGTTTTTGGTGACGGTGTTCTTGGTAAACAATTAGATGTAGGAAACATTGTCATATGCGAATACATTCTAGGAAATGCCACAAAAGGAAATGGTGCTAGGAAATTTTCTCCACCATCAAGTATTACAGGTTCAGCTGAAAACCTTACAGGTAAAACTGTTTCAGCAGCTACAGGTGGATTCGAGTTAGAAAACATAAACAGTATTCGTTTTAATGCACCGCGATTTAATTCTGCTAAAGGTAGGGTTGTGACATCTACTGACTACGAAACTGCAATCAAACAATCAAATCCAAATATTAAATCTGTAACAGTCTGGGGCGGAGAAGATAATGTACCGCCTGTCTATGGAACAGTTTATATATCACTTCAACCTCAAACTGGATTTGTTATAACTGATACAGAAAAAAATGAGATTGCTAATAATGTTATCAAACCAAAACTTCCAGTATCATTGGTTACTGAATTTGTTGACGCGGAAACTTTATTCATAGGTTTCAATATTGCTGTAACTTATGACCCGAAACTAACTACGGAAAGTTCAGATGCTATTAAGACAAAAGTACTAGACCAAGTAACATCTCACTTTGATACTAATGTTAACGAATTAAAGAAAAACTTCTTCTTCTCAAAATTAAGTAAAGAATTAGATTCAGTAAGTGATTCTATTTTGGCAAATAATATAGAGATGAGGTTAATGAAAAAATTGACGCCTACTCTTGAAACTCCTACTAGATATCAATTGAAGTACAATAACAAACTATTAGCTAGTTCTGTTAGAACAAATTATTTTACTGTAAATATAAACGGTTCTCAAGATGAAGTTTATATTACAGATAAACCAGATGAGACATTTACTGCCTCACAACAATATAACGGTCAACGATTTAACCTTGCAAAAGGTGACCTTATTTTAAAAACAAAAGAAACAAATACAATTATAGGGGGTACTGTAGGGACTATCGATTATGACACAGGGTCATTGGATATAACATCTTTGCGAATAGATGCTATAAGTGGGGCAGGAAATAATGATGTTAGGGTTTACATAACACCACATGAAAGTGCTAAAAATATTTCTACAGATGATTTAGTTCGTGCAACCGAAGAACAAAGTTATGCTGTTACTGCTTTGCCAGCAAGAAACATAATCCTATCCCTTGATGATTCTCAAGTAGATACCACCAATAATGTCAAACAAGGTGTTGCTGTTACTATGATATCAAGGGTAAAGGATGACTAATCGAATACCATCATATCTAGAATATATCAAAACCATCGCTATCACCAGCGCTGGTTCTGGATATACATCGGGAGTCACCCTTTTAATAGATGCACCTACTGGTGATAACCCGATACAAGCCGCAGCTACTGCTACGATTGACTTTTCTGGTTCTGGTGATATAACCGCGATTAATATTACTGAGGGTGGTGATGGATATGTTCTAACTCCTTCAGTAAAAGTATCTGGTGGTGCTACAACTGTTACTAGTACTACTACAAACACAGGACTTGACGCTGGAACATATACTGGTGTTGAACCTACTTCTACGAGTGGGGTTGGTCAATTTGGTACATTTACTATTGTTATCAATGGCAATGGTGATGTAACTTCTATAACACCAGTTTCAAATGGTAATGATTATGTAGAAGGTGATACTGTTTCATTTTTACCTACCGCTCTTGGTGGTACTGGTTCAGAATTAACTGTTGTTGGTACTATTACTCACATCAATGGTGGGCAGGGGGCAATCCTAACAGCAGAAGTTGACATCATTGCGAAAGCAGATGTATACGCACAACCTAAAATTTCAAAACTTGTTGGTCAACAATTACCAGAATTTATTAGAAACGACCACGCTCTTTTTCAAACATTTATTGAAAAGTATTTTGAGTTCATGGAACTCACTAATGAAACTGATTCTTCTAAACACGGCCCACTTAAAGTATTACAAGATTTTCTTGCTAAACTAGATGTTGATTTTAACGATGATGGAAGTATCAATACAGACGATAATTTTCTTAAAGAGTTTTATAAGGACTATGTAAAAGATTTACCTTTAGGTCAGACTGCTAAATTAAGTCTTGTTTTAAAAAATATTAATGACTTCTATACTGCGAAAGGTAGTGGAGAAGCAATCAAACTTTTATTCAGAATACTTTATAATGAAGAAGTAGAACTATTCAATGCACAGGAGTTTGTACTTAGACCATCTTCAAGTAAATGGCAAGAAGATTATGTTGTAAAAGTTTATGAAAGAAAAACTTTTATCAACGCGGATACAGAAGATTTCGACCCACAGAATTTTGTTGGTCAACAAGTAGACCTTCATTACTATGAATCAACTGGTTCGGTTACAAATGCTTTTACTAAAAGAGCAAGTGTCCAATCTGTCAAAAAAATTGCTTACACTAACCCCCAAGCATATGAACTTGTACTATCTGGAATAAACAATACTTTTAGTTTGCCAGGCCCAGGCGCTGGTAGTCTTTCAAATGATGAAATGCTTCAACCAGAAGTAGCAGGAGACATAGGTACAATTACAGGAACAGAGGGGGGAGGTTCTTTTAACACACCAGACCCCTCAGTAGTTGATGGTACATATAGTATTACTGATTCAGACTTTACTTCTTACATTGATATTGACTACGATAATTCTTTAGCAATATCTAAAGGAACATATGTAAAAGCAAATAATAAAATATACCTTGCTACTAACCAAGGAGTTACCAATGGTGTTGGAACTGGGCCAAATCATGAGTCGGGTGACGCTATAGATGGTAATGTTAAGTTTAGATTTATTGAAATAACTAGTGCTACAGGACATTATTCTAGTGGTAGTTCTGGTGCGACATTTACAGTAGTTATTGCTGGCAACGCGGTATCTAGTGTTACGGTGACAGATAATGGTACTGATTATTATCCAAATGAAATAATAGAAATTCCTGCTACTGAATTTGGTGGAACAGGAACAGGGGTTAAAATAAAAGTTGCCTCTATTACAAATGGTAAAGTAAAGAAAGTTATTATTATTGATGGTGGTACTGGATTTGCTGCTAACCCACAAATTATCGTAAGCGAAAATGCTTCTGATACTATTACTCAAGAAGCGCTAATAGAAACTAGAACCACAAATGGTGTTGTAGACCAAATTTTATTTACAAATAACCAACAAGGGGCAGGATATAATAATTTACCAGACCTTAGAATATCAACAGGATTAACTCTTACCTTTGTTAGTTTAGCGGGAGAAGTATTCCCAGACACCACTAGTGGTGATGTCTTCTCTGCTATGAAAGGTATGGTAACTAGGGTTTTAAATACTGCTAAATTTAACTCAATAAAAGATGGGTCAAGCACAACCGCTGGTGGATTTAAAATTGGTGATTCTTATGTTATCAATGAAAGTGGTGGTATTCTGGGTGTCTATGCTATAGATTATTTTGGAGAGGATTATACACTAACAGGCGTATCTAATAATGCCTATGTAAGAATTACATCATTGAACGATGTTGGATATCCTGCTACATTTGAAGTTCTCGCGGTAGGACAAGGATTTAACAGACAGGATTTCCAAATAGAATTGGAATCACCTACTGGTCAGATTGCTTTAGTTGACTTTAATACAGGATATAATGCAGTTCTAGGTGGAGTTGCTGGTGACGCTGGTGGATTCCTATCAGATGCAAACAGACTATTCGATAACATAGTTTATCAACCATTCGCCTATCAGATACAATCAGAATTACAAGCATCTGAATGGAAAGATTATGTCAAACGAGCTGCTCACCCAGCTGGTTTTGCATTATATGGTGACCTACAAATTAAACAGGATATTGATTTCTCTGCTGGATTTACAGTTGAAACAGATGTTTACATGTTCTTCAAGTATCCAGACATTGAGGAAATTCTTGTTGATGAAAGTGTGGTTAAGGCAGTTGAGATTGCAGAAGCAGGGCCTGATTCAATTTTCCCAGGCGATGCCATCAATACATTTGATGTCACAACTACTCAAACAGAGAGTGTTGGAATTCAATCTGAAGAAGGCCCGTATACATTTGTTGGTACATCCGTAAGAGTTTTCTACGCGACTTCAGATGGAACTGAAACTGGTGACCCATACTTTGAACAACACAGTTCTGCATCAGATGACTATGTAGAAAGATTTGGTGTTGGTGACTATTTCTTAAATGACGGTGGCCCGTATGTAGAACTTGGTAATCCACAAAAACTAGTAGAGATGAATTTCAATTCAACGGATACTGGTGAATACGCATTGGATTACTTTGCTAACGATGCTGGTAGATATACGGTTCTTATTGCAGATGATACCGAAAGAAGTACAGAATTCTTCTTTGCTAATGATACACTAACATCACTTGAAGTTCAGGCTGTCGCAACGGATAGTGTAGAAATGGGTGAGTCTGTATTGATATCATTCGTATTCTTCAGAAATCCGACTGACTCATTTACAATGCAAGATTCAGTAAGTGTAGAAAGAGGTGTTGGTGCTGTTGAGACTCTTCTGTTTGCTGACGCGATTGATAAATTTGATATCGGAGTTAACCCAACAGATACACCAAATGCGGATGATTCAACAGCATTTGATGTAACCGCTGGTAGAGCTGACACATTTACAAGTGATGATACACTATCAATAGAACCACAATTGATTAGTACTGATACAACACTAACGCAAGACACTCCATCTGTAGAGGCACAACCAAGACCTACTGACTCAGTAGCTACCGCAGATAGTGTGAATAAGTTTGATATAGGTGTCAATCCAACTGATACAAGTGCTACTGCTGACAGTATAAATAATTTTGATATCACAACTGGCCCAACAGATACTTCAAATACTGCTGATTCAATTACTAAACTTGATATAGAGATAGACCTCACAGGTTCTTCTGTAGATGAAGATGCTGCTATAAGTGATAGTGGTAGTCTTATCTCACAATCATATACAGTCGATTTAACTTACTTTGCCGAAGATTATGTTGCTGATACGGTAGTGAATTTTTAAAAACTAATTTTAATTCTTATAAATAAGGAATAACAAGGCAATAACTAATTTTTAGAGGAGATAACAATGTTGCAAAAAAATGCCTTAGACGCTAAGGGTCGATTGACTCTTGAGTTGTTTGATGAGTTTGGGAACTTAAAAGAAACCCAAGAAATAAAAAATGTCGTTGTAAACAACGGTCTTAACTATATCGCATCTCGTATGAAAGATGCATCTGCTACCGCGATGTCACATATGGCAATCGGTTCAGATAATACTGCTGCCGCTGCTGGTAATACCGCATTAGGTACAGAACTTGGTAGGGTTGCTCTTACTTCTACTACTGTCACTTCAAATTCAGTCGCTTATGTTGGGGACTTCCCCGCTGGTACTGGTACAGGTGCGGTTGTTGAGGCAGGAATCTTAAACGCTAGTTCTGGTGGTACGCTACTGTGTAGAACTGTATTTTCTGTGGTAAACAAAGCCGCTGCTGATACACTAAAGATCACTTGGACGGTTACTGTATCTGACTCCTAAGAGTTAAACTAAGGAGTTAGTGCATGGCCATTCTGTTACTAGAACAGGCAAGGTTTCATCAGGCGAGGTCTTTCTATAGAGACATCTATAACGGCAATGATAAATTTTATCTTGCGGCCTCGCGTACTGAAACATGGACGGATGATACTGCGCCTGATACATCGGTAGATAATCGTGTCGATGTGCAGAACTTCAGAGACAAGATACTTTTTGTAAAAAGAGTACAGTCTGCTGATACGGCTATGTTAGCTCGTAGGATTGATTGGGTAACTGGTACGGTTTATGATAGGTATGATGATGCTTATAGTTCCTCAAATCCATCCAATTCTGGTGCTACATCATTACATACTGCAAACTTTTATGCCTTAACAGACGATTTTAATGTTTACAAATGTATTGATAATAACAGTAATGGACAAAGTACCGTAAAACCAAACAGTACTGGAACTGAAATATTTACAACCTCAGATGGTTATAAATGGAAATTTTTATTTCAAATAGGTGCTTCAGATAGAACTAAGTTTTTATCTACAGCATTTATGCCAGTCAGAAAAGTATCTGGTGCTGGTCAACCATCGTTTGATGTAAACGGTGAGATTGATAGTATTACAGTTAGTAATGGGGGAAGTGGATATACTTCACCACCTACTATTACCATAAACGGAGATGGTGTTGGTGCTACTGCAGCTGCTACTATAAGTGGTGGAGCAGTAACCGCTATAACCATAACTGGTGCTGGTTCTGGATATACTTTTGCAGACATAGTTATAACTGGTGGTGCTGGTGCTAACGCGAAAGCAGATGCTGTTCTTGGAAGTACAGACACACCAAGTTTACAAACAAATGTGGAAGGTACTGCTGTAAAAGGAACCATTGATAAAATAGTAGTTACAAATCAAGGTTCAGATTATACTGCTGGTGATGTAAGTATAAAAATATTAGGTGATGGTGTTGGTGCTACTGCAGCCGCTGTGGTAAATACAAATGGAAATGTCACAGGGGTAACCATAACAAATCCAGGCTCTGGATATACAAATGCAAGTGTTGAACTTACTCAGGCATCTGGTGGTGGAATTAATGCTGCTTTTAGAGTTATCATATCACCTATTGACGGACACGGAGCTCACCCACAAAAAGAATTGTTTTGTAAGAGGGTGGGCGTAACAGTTTCTTTTGATAATGATTCTAGAGATTTAATTACAGGAAACGACTATAGACAAGTTGGGTTGATGAAAAACATTACTAAATATAGTTTAAGTACCTTATTCGATGATGCAACTGGTTCTCCTCATTTCATCATAGGAATAAGTGACCCCAACAATTATGGCCCAGACGATAAACTAACCGCGACAAGTGGAGGTAGTTTTACAGTAGCACAGTTAAGAGATACAACAGGAAATGGAACGGACGATAGTGTTTATTTACAGGAAGATGTGGCAGGAATAGGCATTAGTGACACAATTACAAATTTAACAAAAGGACTCTCTAGTTTACCTATAAATAGTCTTACAAATCCAGAAATAGACCACAACTCTGGAGACATAGTTTACTTTGATAATAGAAAACCTATTACAAGAGAAGAGGGTCAAGTAGAGACAGTAAAAATAATATTTACTTTCTAAGGGAAAAGAAATGGCGATTGATTTAAATGTAACACCTTATTATAACGATTTTTCAGCAGCGAAAAAGTTTAATCGCGTAGTCTTCAAGCCTGGAGTTGCGGTACAAGCCAGAGAGTTAACCCAGTTACAAGATTATGTGTTAAACACCATAAAAGAATTTGGTGATTTTGTATTCACCGATGGTGCTACAGTAAGAGGTGGTTCTGGATATCCTGTCCTTGTCCCTTATATTAAAATTAACGATGTTGATTCTTCTGGTACTGCCGTATCAAATGACACTCTTGCAAATTATATTGGCGACACAATAACTGGTTCTACGACAGGAATCAAAGCAGAAATTAAAGATTGTAAAACTGGAAGTGACACAGATGCAGTTAAAAAGAAAACATTTTATCTTAACTACACCAAAGGTAATGAATTAGAATCTGGTATTATTGAATCTTCAATAAGATTTGAGGCAGGAGAAACATTAACTGTAACTAGTACTGACTCTGGAAGAAACGGAGATACCTTTGTTGTAGATAATAATACAGACATTGCTAGTTTTACCAAAAACTTTTATGGGTACGCGATAGACTTTGTTATAGAAGAAGGTATTATATACGCTCAAGGTAAATTTATTGCTCATGATACTCAGACACTAAGACTTGACGATTTCAATATGAATGTCAACTTCTTTGTTGGTATCAAAGTAAATGAGTCAATTGTAACTTCAGATGATGATTCAAGTCTTCTAGACCCCGCTACAGGTGCTTTCAACTTTAATGCACCAGGCGCCGATAGAACTAAAATAGACACCGTAATTACAAAAGTTCCATACGGAAAAGATTACGCTAACTCAACAATATATGAAATCGGTGAGTTTATATCAAACGGTGATAACATTTACGAAGTTACTACCTCTGGTACAACTAATTCAGTTGGTGATGGCCCAACTCATACTACAGGTAACGCGACAGATGGTACTGTGGTATTTAAATATTTTGAAATGCCAACTGGGTTTACTGCTCTTTATAAAGTAAAACAAGGACAGATACAAAAGAAATATGATACCAGATTAAATGAACTTGCAGAACTCGGTAAAGCTCTTGCTGTAGAGAAAAATGAAACAGATGGTGATTATGTAATTGAACCGTTTACTATAAAAATAGTAGAGCATTTAAAAACATTAAAAGGTGTAACTTTTAATACATCAACAAATACCAATTATAGTGTGGGTCAATATGTAAATCACTTAGGTAATCTTTATGAAGTGAATATTGCTGGAACCTCTAATTCTGGTACTCCACCAGTACATACAAGTGGAGATGTTCTTAGTGGCACAGTAAGTTTTGGTTACAGAGGTGTATCATATAGAATAGATAACGAAGGATATAGATTTAGTACAAACGCTACAGACCCAGGCGATGCAAATGCGCTTATGGCACTTGTTTCGCCAGGCATTGCATACGCAAATGGATTCCGAAGAGAATATTTCAAAAACCAACCAATAAAAATTAGAAAAGGAACATCTACAGAAACCAAAGAATCTAGAGATGTCACATTAGGATATGGTAACTATTTTAATGTTAAAGAAGTTGTTGGTACATTTGATATAGAAAATGGTGGGGTATGTAATATTGGATTCTTTGGAAGTATAGGTTCACAGACAGGTGCAGCCGCTCACTCAGATGGAACATTTGGTGGACATGCTGCTTTAGGAACAACTATTGGTACATGTAGGGTTCGTGCCTTAAAGAGGGCATCTGGAAACCCAGGCGCTGCTGCTACACAATACAGACTTTTTGTATATGATGTAAGAATACGAGATGGAAAAATTGGGGACGCGAGATGTATTCAATTCCCAAATTCTACTGATAGTGGTTTCGCTGACATCATACTCGATGATACAACTGGAAATGGAACTGGTGATACTGCTTTTGTACACGGAACAGATTACAACAAATTAGTTTATCAAGCACCTTGGCAGTCAACTAAGACCCTTGCAGCTGCTGGTGGTGGAACATATGATACTCAATATTTTTATACAGAAGAATTCAATGTAAGTGTTCCTGCTAATGGTCAGTTTAGTATCAGTACTGCATCACTTGGTTCAGAAGTAATATTCCCATATAGTGTTGCTGGTTTGACACAGACAATATTAGATAATAAAATTTACATGGTATGTAAGACTTCTGGTATCACAGACATTGGTGATGGTACTACTATTTCTGGTTCTGAAGGTCGAGTTATTAGAATTACCCCAAGCATGGTTACAGCTGCTGCTAACGGTCAAACAATGGAGTTTGATGTTGGTACACCTAGTGGAACATATGACGCTTACTTACAAGTAGAAGTAAAAGTAGTTGATGCTGTTCCAGTACCAAAAGCACTCAATACTGGTAGATATGTCAAGATTGACACGCGAGATAATGTCGGCGGTGCAAACGGGCCATGGCCTCTTGGTATAGTAGATGTTAAGGAAATTGAAGCGATATATGTTTCTTCAGACTTAAACACATACTTAGACGATTCAGATAATAAAATTAACCATAAAAAAGATTTTATTTTAGATACTGGACAGAACGATAACTTCTATGGTCACTCAAAAATAGTTAAAAAAGCAACAAGTTCTCTCAACACAACAGACAAACTTTTAACAGTTAAATTGAGTCACTTTACCGCTAACTATGGTGGTTCAAATGGAACATACTTTGCAAAAGATTCTTATCCAGTAGACGATACTGGTGCTACTGGTATATACACATTTGAAATTCCTTATCACAATTCTAAAAAACTAGGTAACTTTAATCTTAGGGATGCGATTGATTTTAGACCAAGAAGTAAACAGACTGCTGTATCTGCTACAACATTAGAAGTTGCTACTGAAAATCCATATCCTACAGATGATTTTGATTTACCTTCAAACGGTATTCAATTCCCGACACCTAATAGTAATTTTACAACAGATGTAGAATACTATCTGCCTAGAATAGATAAACTTGTTATAAGTAAATCTGGTCAGATGAAGATTGTCGAGGGTATATCTGCTCTGCCTGCTAAAGGGCCATCTATGGATGATGCAATGCAGATTGCTGAAATACAAATTCCACCTTTCCCATCATTGGCGCCAGGACTTGCTGCTAGATTTGGACAAGAATTAAATGCTGTCTTTCATAAACTAGAGGGACAACATAGACGATTCACCATGAGAGACATTGGTGCAATCTCAAAAAGAATTGATAGACTAGAATATTATCTTGCTTTAAGTCTAATGGAAATGCAAGCAAAAGACCAAGTTATTCTAGACTCAAACGGAAATGATAGATTTAAAAATGGTATCTATGTAAACTCATTTGATGGAGACCTACTAAGTGATTTATCAGACCCAAGTTATGCTGCTTCTTATGATTCTCAGAAGAAAAGATTAGGGCCTAACTTTGATGACTATCAAGTAGACTTAAAATTAAATGACACACATGGCACTTCTGGGTGGGTTCAACAAGGTAGTTCAATTACAAGACCTTTTGTTTTAGAAGCTGGATTAGAAAATAGATTCGCAACTAAGGTAAGAAACTGTGTAGGTGAATTGTTGTTTAACTATGACGGTGAAATGGATTTATTCCCTCGTTCAGATTCGGGTGCTACTTTTAAAACTCAACAACAGAAAAATGTAATTACATTATCAAATGCTGCCGCTGTTCAAGCTCAAGTTGACTCTTTTAATAATAGTGATAATGCTGTTAGATTTGAAACTAGTTTTGAAGCTGGTTTGTTAAATTCAGATGGAAGTTTTGTTGAGGGGGGAACCCGACCAGTTGAAAAAGAAGCGATTACAATTTCTGGTGAAACTGACGCAACTGGAACAATTACTGGTGATGTATCACAAAGTATTACAACACTAAATGGCGGTGCAAGAAATGGATGGTTTGAACAAAGAGGAGATGGTTCGGTAACTGGTGATATTGGCGGTACAATTTCTGCGAGTGCAACTGCTACTCAAACTATGGAGGTTCAAGACATTGTACAGAAAACTACTTCCATAATAACCACCGCGACAGCATCCGCTGTAGACACTCAAGTACACCCATTAGGTAACTTTGTTACGGATGTTTCTCTACTACCAAACATGAGAGGAAACAGAATAGGTGTTAGGGTTCGCAGAATGAAACCCAACACAAGATTATATTTCTACTTTGATGATATCAGACAAGATGATAGATGTTGTCCTTGTGACCCAGGCGGGTTTGACGCTCTGATTCCAGCATGGAAAGCATCTGGTTCCAGAACAGGACACATATTCTTAGGTGCAAGATTAAATGCCGCTCCTTTGGGTGGTGTTGAAGATGAAAGTAAAAACTATCTGTTTAGTGCTTCTGCTCCTGCTGATATAGGTTCACCTATTGTTACTGACTCAAACGGTGACGCTGCTTTTGTTTACTGGTTACCAAGAGGTAATGATGGTTCAGCGGAAGCTGCTGGACTACCTACATTTGCCGTAGGTACAAGAAGGATGCGAGTAACAGATGACCCAGAAGATAGATACAATTTTGTAACAACATCAGCAGAAAATATTTACTCTGCTTTTGCCATGAATGTTTTCCAAAAGGAAACAGATATAGTTTACGAACAACACGCGATGACTACTTCAACTACTGTAGGTGAACCAGTACTTGAAAAGAAAGGAACAATGGTTACAGATGTAGACCTTCAGCCAGGCGAAATGACTCTCAATGCAGACTTAAACGCCAGACTTGATGTTACCTCACCAACATTTATTCACCATCCACCTATAAGAAGGGGAGACCCAATCGCTCAAACATTTGGTATCGGTGATGCACCAAGTGGAGCATTTATAAAGAAAA